GCTGATAGTATATTGAGTTTTAGGTAAACAACAAATATACCTTATATTATTAATTAATGTTCGTATGGTGGGGGTTTAACTAGTCTAGTGTTAAACAGGCGTAGGGATGTTTCAATAACAGTTATCTAAGCTACCAGAGGGTCAGAGGGATACTTCCCTCCCCAAATCCTAACCTTTGATAAAAAGGCTGCTAATAAGAGTCTAACATTATATTATATATATTAAGTATTAATAAGTTTATATTTAAATGTTAAATTACTATGTATATATATTATTGAATTAGTTTGTTTATTGTTAATTATATATTATTTATTAAGTTATTATTTTAGTTTAATTAGTTAATATATGTAATATGGTTATATTATTTTGTGATACAAGTTAGATGGAAGGGAAGGGGAAAAGTCCCCTTCTGATCCCCTAATAAGTTAACTTACTTTACTTGATATAACATCTTTAACATACTCTTTAAATGTTAATAAGAAGTTAATATATGTAATATTATTAAACTGTTTAGATAAAGGTATATCTAATATATTTATTGTACAAGGTGAACATTCACCTCTAATTAGTTCTCCATTACATAACACATCATAATATATAGTAACAGTTCCAACTAGACTTTCAATTCCATACGGATTGGTTGTATTTATCTTAATAGTCTTAATTGCAAGATCACCTTCTATTATACTATGTTTAATACCATTTATAGTATCAATTGTTTTTATACCATTAACTTTCATTATTTCTCCTTATTATAAGTGATATTGTATCACTTGATATTTAACACCTTTTGATCCAGTTGGTGTGAAACCAGCTTGATTATTGGTATATTCAAACGTTAATACACCTGATATAATTGATACATGATCATGGAAATCTACACCATTATTTACTCCAGTATAACTAGAAAACGCTTCACCATAACTTGGCCATAATGTATTTGGTAAACCACTAAATGTCATTGTATTATCATTACTAGTTGCAGAAAAACCAGGAATTTTTAATGTTACAACATTATCAAGTATTGAATACTTAATATATGAAGTAGGTGTTGTCGTGAAACCAGTATACGTTGCGGTAAAACCTGATAACACTGGTGTAGCATTATAAGTAGTACCATTACTATATAATAGTAACTCTCCACTAGCATTAAGTTCCATTCGTTTAATTAAGTTTACAACTGTACCAGAATTCTGTGATAACTGTGAATACCATGTATATATACCTGAGTTTACAATATATGCTGCTGATGGTCCAGTGTATCTTGTAACATAATTTAAATTACTATTAATAAATAAGTTTGTATACTCACCACGAACTAATCCACTTATATGACTAAATGTTAAACTTGCTTCATCTAAGTATGTTTGTATATAGTTAGTATTAGTAGTTCCGCTTGCTAATGGAACAATACCTAAACCTAACGTTCTGTTGTTAGCTCCTACATACCAAGCATTTAATAGTGACTCTGTACCAACATCAGACTTAGATCTAAGTGAACTATCAGTTGATATAGCATATATACCATGATAGTTATTTGTTATGGCTGATGGTGCACCATCCTCTAATAACTCAATTCTATCAGGATGAACAATTAGTTCTTTTGTTAATGAACCACCAGATTTACCTAATGATATTTCTAGTTTAGTTGGTATAGAATTTGTTCCACCAGATGATGTTTGAACAACGTTTAAATTATATGCTGGTTTATATGATACATCACCTACAGTTGGTGGAGTTATACTCATAGTACCATTACTATTATCGGTTGAAGTTAGATTACCACCAATATTGGATCCTACATCATATAAGTCTGATATTTCTGAATCTGATAAAATAGAATTGAAAACTATAAAACTATCATAATATTTTGGAGCAGCACCAGAAACGTATCCTAAATAAAAATCTTTTCCTAATGTTACAAAGTCAGGTGTTGATGTATCAGCCGTTCCCTGACCAAGAAGAGTATTATTAATATATACTTTTATTCTATTAGTTACTTCTGAACCATCATAAACCGATGTAACCATAAATGGAGTATTTATAGTAATGCCAGCTGCAGATAATGATGTTGTGGCCACCGATGAACTGCCGCCATTACGAACAACAACTGTTATGCTATTATTAAATAAATAACATAAAATACTTCTTGTTCCGTCATGATATGCACCAAAAATATATCTTGCACCTGGTGGAGTCAATGTTGGTACAGAAATCCAAGCACTTATAGTAAATGTTGTTTTTGATGAAATAAAACCACGATCAGATATAAGAATACGATCATTAGATTCATCAGTTATATATGTTGAATTACCCAATGATGTATAATCATAACCATAACCAGCTGCCATATTAGTCATTGTAGCAGTTATTATACCTGTTGCAGCAGGACCGTTATATAATGTTGCAAAACCAGTATTAGCGTCAGTTGTTCTAAACTGTGATTCTAATTTTGGTAATAATGCAAAAACAACATTGGTAAAATCAAAAGATTCTACTGTTTCTTGATATGTTGAATAAGCATTATTTGTTATTAATGTGTCACCTATTTCAGTTGCTGCTAGTCCAGATAATGACACACCTCTAGCACGATATATATTGTTAATATACCCATGTGATGCGTTATTAGATATTTGATTTATACATAATTCTGTTGGTATACCAATATTCTGAATAGCAAGTTGACCACTAGCACTGGGTTGAACACCAATACCAATACTATTATAATCAGTATATATGCCAGAATTACCAATTTTCCATTTACTTGCCCATGATTGAGATGTTGGATTAATCCATTCAGCAGAACCATCACCATTATTAGATAATATATCACTAATATTACCTGATATAGGTATATGTTTGTATCCAGATGATGTTTTATGTTCTAATGGATTAGATGGTGTACCGTCACCAGTACCCCAATCACCCACTACAATACTAGATATACCACTGGGTATTACTGGTTCACCTTCATAGAAATAGTGGTATAATCCACCTTCATCTTGATATCTAAGTGCTTCTTCATCTGTAATATAAAACAGTTCTCTATCCTGTTGTTCAGCATCAGCAGCTTGCTTAGTACCCTCAAAGTGTTTTAATGATCCAGGAAATTTACTAGTCATTATAACTCCATTCTATCAAGAATGATACCTGCAGAGAAGTCGAAACTAACTTGTCCATTACTATAACTAATTATTCTTTCATGACTAGACATATCATAACCAGTTCCATTTTCTGAATATCGTAACGGTACATAATTAGGCATCAAACTATTAAGTAATTCTGCAGCATATGATGCGTGTCTTGTTGATAAAGCATCAAAGTATGTTGCTGTCTCAAGAGATTCACCATCTTCTATACCAGCTATAGATGTTTGACCAACAGATACACTTGATGATCTTTTCTTATTTGATGTTACATTTTGTAATATCTTATCATCAGCCATATATTTATATACGAGACTTAATGTATAATTTATTTCAACATCTTTTATCAACTTTAATAATGCATTATATTTTCTTGTTTGAACAGTTTGAGGAAAGCATCTGTATCTATCCATAGATATAGTTGATAATCTCATATCAATGAATGATCTAGCAATAGTTAAAGCATACGATACATCTGATTCAGGTACATCCGCACTTGTCATATTAGATCTATCATATACATTCTGCACTGTTGCGAATGCTGCTCCATCATTAGATGAACTTATCTCAAGAACTGGTGCAGTCTTTAATATAGAAGATCCAGCAGTTGCTTCAGATACTGGTGTTATATAACCATCGTCAGATGATGCAAACTGTACCTTATACCATTTAGACTCATCCACTTCATACATTGTAACTTTAGTTGGATAAGAATAATCTAATACATCATCTAGTGTATATATACCACTACTGGTTGTGGAACTGTAGACGTTTAATTTATCAACGTATGTATTAACTGGTATTCCAGTCATTAAATAACCACTATAGGTTGCCATATCTATCCTTCTTTTGTTTAGTTAACAACTTTGCTAGTTCTTTCAAGCTCTTCTCTTGTGATGCTAACATTGGATCAGTTGAAAACTTCGATTTACCTGTCTTACTTAAAGACTTACCAGTTACCCTAGGGCTTGCAGTTGTTAATGATCTAGCCGCTCTAACATTCTCAACACCAGTATTTAAATATGCCCTTTCTGGGGGTGTCATACTAGTTATACCTTCCTTGATAAAATTTGGAACACCATTCTCATTATATCCTAATAGTCGTTGTTGTCCCAATGATGGTGGTTTAGGTGGTTTAGGTTTAAACACACTATCTTTTGCTACATTAAATAATCCACCACCAAACTTTAATCCTAATGATCCACCCAATGCTTCAGCTATTGATTCAGTAATAGAAGCACCATTTTCCTGACTAGTTGATAATATATATGCTGGTAGAATAGTAAATCTAAGATGAGCAGGTACCTTTGCAAAACCATACATAGTTAAACCTGATGTTATCGCACCTTTTATCTTTTCAGATGTAGATTTTTCTTTATCGAATAATTCACTACCCATTGCTCCACCAACTACTGCTGCATGTGTTAATAGTTGAGTTCGACTTTTTGATAATTTAAAAGCTGAACCAACAGCTCTAGCACCTAATGATACAGCTGCAGAGTATACGAATGCCTTACCTGCTATTTTTAAATGATCTAATATATCTTCACCAGTTGATGGAGTATTAGATGGTTCATCATCTTCGCCCTTACGACGAATAATTAAACCCCTATCATTCCTATAACTTCTAAAATCACCATCCCAACGAATACAACGTGTTATAGTGTTACCATCTTTAGTTACATCTTCCATGTAATCAGAAGATATATCTCGCCAGTAACCACCATAATAAGCTTCATATTCGGCTTCACCACCACGCATAACCATCTCTGTTTGTTTCGTAGATAGTCTAACACGTGATAGTGATATTGCACCTTTATTTCCAAATTCATTTGCCATTATTATGTCTCATTTGGTAATATAATCTTAGAGAATGGGTCATTTGATGGACCTATTACATATAGATTGGCTTCATAATACATTATTGAACCATCTAACCATCTTGGTACTATTTGAGCAAGCTCATATTCATTACCCATTATCTTAACAGTCCATATTGTCCGTTTAAGTTTACCTGCACGATTTAGTACAAACTTTCGTTCTAGGAACGCATCAGCTTTATAAAATATCTTTCTAGTATCTCTAGCTATATATTGTTCAAAGTCTTCATCACTTCTTGCAACAGTTGGGAATCCATATGATCCAGGATCTATTGTTGCTACGTGTTCAAACTCTTCACCAAGATCATATCCACTTATACCATTTAGTGAACTATCTGGTAATGGATTATATTTCTTAAATACATATGACATACCTAATTCATCTATCTTATCATTATATAACCGTGTAGTATCACTTATATAACCTGATGCATAAAAGTCAATGTTATCTTTTGTATATGTTGATAAGTTGTTAACAACTGGGAAAGCGTTATTAGTTATACGTTCTTGATATATTGTTGTAGGTATTGTACCTAAACCTTCTATATTATTATGATAACCTACTTGATAAGCCATCCTAATACTACCTTTATTTTCATTATTAGGTGTTACATTATTTGTAAATCTAAAAAACTTAGCTGCTAATACATTATCATTAACTGAATTAACTTTACGCCAGTCAATTGTTGAAACCCCACTTATATTATATGCAGGTATTTCTTTAACAAACACTGAACCAATACCATCTTTCTGGAATACTGATGCTATTAAGAAGCCTGATGCTAATCCTAATATATCATTTGATGGCGATAATGTGTTAGTCATTGAATCTATATAACCTGAGTAACCTGTAGGTGCTGAGTTCTGTATTATATTCCAGTTAAGACCATTGTTATTAGATAATGCATATTCTCCACTACCAACTATATTATTAGTTGAGTATGTATAATATGTACATATATTACCTAATCCATCTACTGCTACTGTAGGTTCTACAAATGATGTTAAATGACCTGTCTTACTACCTGTCTTTATTGGTATACTAGTTCCAAATGAACCAACTATACCTGATGTTCCAACTGCATCTATAGTGCCAGTTACTTTAGTGAATTGTAAATATGATAATATATCATTTTGTTTTACAGCTATAATATGAAGCAGTGCTCCACGACTTCTAACTGCAATTGAGTTATTAACGTATGTATCTGGATTAGTTGATTTATAATCCTGGATCATACTTTGTTTAGATCTAGCATTAAAGTTCTGACCTACTACAGCTAAGTACGATGAACTTGTAGTATATGCAGAATAAAACATATCATCGTTATCTGAATCAGATGCAAAAAATCCGCTAATTACAGGGATATCAAATGTACCATAGAATTTATTACTATATTGACCCCAAGGTGTAACACTAGATGCTTCTTCATATGAACCTATATTATGTATAGCATCCGAGCCACCCCAAACCATTGTATAATTGTTTGTGTATTTTACTTTTTCTGAAATAAAGTTCTTAAATTTATTAAGTGCTATTCTAGCACCATAACCTCTTCTGTCAGATTGATTAAAGGTCATATCATATACTGTCCAATCAACATTATTATCTTGTGTTGTCCATGTATATCCATTATCTGTAGATGATCTTAATAGATATCTATCTCTCCCATCAGGCACTATAGCAACAAGTTTACCATCCGGTTCAATTATATATTGTGAGTTACTTGCTACACTACCTTGTGGACCTATACCCCTACTATTAGTTGTATCCGATATTATACCATTATCATATATAATCTGACCATTAGTTATATATGCACCTGATGCTGCAGGTTTAGGAGGAGTTGGTATTATACCTGAGAATGCTGTTGTAAATGATGAACTGTAAGGAGATTCTAAATAATTATACCATGCATTATATACACCTGATGGTGCTGCATAAGCATACATAGTGTATACTGTGTTACCTTCTAACGGTGATGTTGGTTTAAATATTACACCAGATGTGATTGATGAGAACTGAGTTGGTAATCCTGAAACTGTTCCAGCAATACGAGTAGAGCCTTTATATAAGGCTACTGAATCATACTTAATACCAGATATAGTTATAAAATATGAGTTATTACCTGACTCATAAAATCTCCAGTTAGGTTGTATGTTTCCTGATACATTAACTTCATTAGCTGTTGGTGAAGTTTGGTAAACGGTTAAAAAAGCCATTATTTATTCCTTATAATATAAGTGCAAGTAGTGCCATCAATATAGCAGTTCCACATGCTGAACCAATCTTCCATGCTATTGAGTTCAAAGCGTTAATCTTATTCTCTACTATAGCTAATCTAACACTATCATTAGATGTAGCTTCTATATGTTTCTTTACATATGACATATCTGTTTTCAACTCAATCATTTCTTGTAATAGTTTATCTAGCTTATCTTCATTCATAAAGAAACACCCATTTCATATATAATCCATTTATTGGATAAATGGTTGGGTATACCATATTATACACCCAACCAATATTAATTACACGTTACGTGCAATACCTACACCATACGTTGAAACAAGAAGTTTCTGATCAGCGGAACGCCATGCCATAACATCAAATGCTCTTGCTGTAATATTATCATCAACATCAACACCAATATCTTTGATATATGCAAAACCTACTGCCTCTTTAGAGAACATAGCACCATGATATCTTGATGCATCAGTTTGTACCTGAGTGGTAATAAAAGTCGGAACTCCATAAGGTGCACCAACATAACCATTCATCGAAGGATAACCTTCTCCAAAACCTTCAACGATCTTAGTTCCTACACCAGCAAAGGTAGCAGCATCACCAAAATCATCTACTATATCTGCCCACTGTTGAGGAGCAAGTACACAGAAGTAAGGCTTTGGAGCATTAGCAGCTTCAAGAGTTGCAATAGCAGTACGGTAATTAGCTGCGGTTAAAGTTGCACCAGCATTAACAGTGGTTGCAAATACACCAGATCCCATAACTGCAAGGATCTCTTTATCTTCACCCTGTCCAAGTGCACGACCAAGTTGTTCTCCATACGGAGAAAGATCAGAAAACGGATCTGCATGAAGTGCACGTTTAGAGATCTGAACATATATACCACGTTCAACAGGTGTTAACGTTACACCATCAGTGCTCCAAGTAGTGGAGGTTGTTGCTGTACCTTCAGTCAATGCACCTTCGGTTAATGCCTGAAAACGAGGCATAACGATGGATCCTGCACCAAGAGGTACTTCTTTGACACTTACTAGATTACGCATAACACGTGCACTATAAGCTGCCGATTGAGTAGTGTCTGAAACTATCTGACCAACGAGGTCATTAAGAGTTGTACTATTTGAAATTGCCATAATATATAACCTTATATTCTAAAATTCGTTTTAGCTGCGTTAGCTAAGAGATTACGATAATGATCACGAAGCTGTGCTCTAGCTATTGGATCGTTCTTTACCGCACCTAATTCACTAATTGCAGTATTCTCTACATTAGTGTTTGTTTTATGTGGAGACATAGGTGTCTTACCTTGTATCCGTTGTGGTTTATCTTCTACGCTAAACTGTGGATAGTCCTTCAAGAACTTATCAACTGCATCAGTTACACTTTTACCATTTTCGAGACTAACCCATTTAGGATCAGCTTTGATTCCGCGTTTGGTAAACTCTTCAAGAATGGTAGAATGAGTCTTAGATTCAGTGATTTGCTTCTCTAAACCAGTATACTTCTCTTCCATCTCTTTAGCTTTAATGCGATACGATGCAGCTTCTTCACGTATAGATTTAACATACTCTGCTGAAAATCCTGTTTCCTGGCTACCAGAGCCAGATTTATTCTCTTCGGACATCTAGTCCTCCTTCTTCATTTTGTGCTTCATTATTATCTTCTGCTTTATCAACACTTTGTGTTTTATTAGCATTTAAAGAATTATTAAATTCCAAGTTAGCACGTACTTGAGCCTCGGCTTCAATCTCATCTAGAGTATGATCGAGTTTTAACAATTCATCAATAGGTGTTTTAATACCTAGTTTTATATCTTCCATTAATGTTTCACGACTTGTATCAACAGGTAAATAATCTGTTGGATAGTGTACTGTTAAGTTATCTATTGGATCCAACTCTAAACGTTGCAGTATCATATTAGCAAGACTAAGTTCGTATGATTGATATCTATTACATTTATCATTATATATACTCTTTATTGGTGCCCATTTAATTAATAGTTCGACACCAGATGTACTACCAGCTGTATTACCTAACACACTTATCTTAGGTATGCTTGATGTTTCATATATCTTATCTTCAAGATACTTAAGATACTCTAACGTTTCACCTATCTTTGGATTTAATTGTAATGCACCAGCAGATGCACCAATAGGTAAACTTATTGCTGTACCAGGATGTACTGATATACCTTCACCATTAGTGAAACCATTTAATATAATAGGTGTTGCTGATTGCATCTTAATCATATATGATAGATTAGTTGCTGTTTGGTTATATGATGCATTCATTTGGCGAACAGATGTAGTAGGTGAGTGACCTAGATATTGTGTTATTACTTCTTGTGCTTTGAATGATACAAATGGTATATAACCTAATTCATTTCGTTCTGCACCATCTCTAACTATACCATCTCTAAGTTTATGTATATAACTATTAGTCCAAACTTCTGAGTCTATTACTCGTTTAACTTGAATGTTTGGTGAGTTGGCTATACCGTTTGCTTGAAGTATATCATTTATTGATATAATTTGTAATGCTTCTATTGTCTTATGGTCTGTCTCTGATACAACACTGAAATCACTAGCATCATATAACTTAAGTTCAATTGGTTGGTTTTCATCATCAGTTAAACCTACAAACACGAGTGATGTACCTGTTAGTTCAGCACTTAGATCTACTTGTGCAAGTAACTGATCTATCTGAATCTTATAATATATATCATTGAGTGCGTTTACTGATTGTTCTGGTCCATCGAACTCACGAATGAGTGGTCTTGAATATAACAATGATGAACGTTTTGTTACTATAGGATTAAGTAAGTTAATTGTAACTCTATCCATATCTTCATTAACAATATTAAGATACTGCTCTTGTCTACCATAATAGTAATCTTTATTCTTTAGTGCAGCTTCACGTCGTTTCTTCTCATCATTACTGAATGAATAAGCGTTAGTTTTAACTACTATTGAATTAGGTATTGTATCAACCATTACTTTTCCTTTTCTTTACAGCTAGAACATATATAAGGTGGTTCATGAGCTGGTGTTGAAGATACGAACGGTAGCTTACAACTTGTGCAACGCTTCATTATCTTCCTTGTTGCTATACCCTTAGTATAAGCGTTTATGGTCGGTTCCGATGCAACATATTTTGCATGATCGAATTTATTAACAAAGAAGTATCTAACTGCATCACATAAGTGATCATGTTGATTATCTTTATATGCTTCTTCTTTAATTGATCCATCTTTCTTAACAGTATATTGATATCCATTAAATGATTTAATTGTTTGTTCACAATTATTACAAACAAAGTATCTGCATTCACCTAGACTGTTCTTAATATATGATCGTGTTAAGGCTATACCTGGGTCTATTCTGGATCCTCTATTGATAACATTGAATCCTTGGTTTCGCATCATATCTACTGGTGATAGCCCAGAAGATAACTCATCTGCATTACCTGCAGGATCAGTATAACATGCTTCTATATCACTCTGACTTAGATTATGTGTCTTTAATGTAGTTCTAATTAATGATATAATATCTTCCATCTGAGTCTTATTAGCATATATCTCATCAAATTGGAATACTTTATTATTGGTTGCTCTATCAACTGCCATGAATGCTATTGCTGTTGGATTAACATAACCAAAGTCCATACCTAAATATATATTATACTTGTCTCTATCTGGTGACCACTTCTCAATTATATTATAACCTGTGAATTCATCATATACTCTACCTGCTTTGGTTATAAACTTAGCACAATATTCTTGAAGAAATTCATCTCGGCTGATTTGTGACTGTACTTCTTTTAATTCTTCTTCCGATATTAAAGGATTTAACTCTGTTGGCCACAAGTACTTAGCCCAGTTACTTGAAGTAGTTTCATACATGTCTTTAAACCAGTTGAATCCATTTGGAGTACTACCTATTAGGGCTTTACCATGTTTATCTGAGAGTGCTGGTCGAATGATTTTACTCCAAACGTCGTGTTTAATGAATGCTGCTTCATCCAAAATAGCTAGAGTTAGACCTCTACCACGAAGAGAGTCAGGATTATCACTACCTTTAAAGTATAATGTTGATCCATTAGTGAAAACAACCTTGAGTCTAGTATGATGTATAGTGTGTATTGCTGGTTTCAAAACCTGAGATACTCTCATAAACTCATCAAAGCCAATTTCTTTAGCTGCGTTATATGTAGGTGCTACCCAGAATACTAATCTATTAGGTTCACTTAAACAGTGTTTAATAGCTTCCTGAATGAAGCATATACTTTTACCTACTCTACGTCCACCTACCACTATTTTGAAGCGTGTAGTGTCCATATGGAGCTTTGCTTGATAAGGCATGGGTTTATATGGTATCGATATGTTCACTGTTATCCCATGTAAATGTAATAGAACTCATATTATCTTTTTTAGTATTAGCTTCCATATTATCTATATGATCTAATATTATTTTAATATGTTGAAATTTACCTTTAAGTGCTTCTTCAGTTGCTACTTTGTATATTTCTGGTAATATATCACGTAATGCTAGTTTAGCTGATTTATATATCTCATCCATAAAATTAGGGTTTCTACGCCATGTTGATATTGTTTGTATTGATACACCAACTTGTTCTGCTACTTGAGTACAATTATATTTACCAGTTGCAAATAATATTATTGCTTTTAACTGTTTAGGTGAAAAATTAGTTCCAACTTCCGTGCCTATTCCTGCTCCTGCCATATTGATACCTTTCTATGGTTTATATAGGTAGTATAAACTATTTACACTTTTTTAAATTAAATAACTAACTTTTATTTGAAATGTACTATTCTATAAGTAGGGACATTTAAATCATACTTAATATGATTAGTATTAGAAAGGTTGTATATATGTTTAATGTTAGATATAGTGAGTATAATATTGAAGATGTAATATATTATGAGTCTGTTTTAGAAGGTGTTATATTAGCTAGAAGATATAATCAGCGTAACTTTGCAGTTAAAGGTATTAATGGTGTTATATACTGGTATAATATGTATGGTGAGTGTGATAGACCTGATGGACCCGCAGTTATATATAGTAATGGTGATAAGAAGTGGTTTATAAATGGTAAGCGTCATAGAGCTGATGGTCCTGCAATTGAACTATTTAACGGAGATAAGTACTGGTTTTATAATGGCGTTAGACATAGATTAGATGGTCCTGCCATAATGTTTGAAATGACTGGTGAATTATGTTGGTATATTGAGGGTAAAGAATACACTGAATATGAGTTTAATAAATATATTAATGAATCATATATATGTGATGTTAGTGTTATTAGTCGCAAAATACCTGATTATAAATTTAATTTAAGATAATTAAAAATAAATGACACAACTTACTGTGAAATGTACTATTCTATAAGTATGAGTAGTTTGGATCTACTAAATATTAAACAAAGGAGTGAATTAAATGGGTAATATTAAATGTGATGTTTGTGAGAAGGACTTGGTATCAAACATTGATGGTGTTGATAAAGCATATGTTGCATTAACATTAAAGTTTGGAATTGTTGATGAGAGTGAACGTGAGTTTGTTCAACGTATGTTAGGTGTTTATGAAATTGATAAATCATATCATATATGTCCTGAATGTTGGTTGAAAACATTAGGGATTAAAAATAATAAGTTTGGAGTTAAAAATGGCAACTAAGAAATGTGTACATTGTAAAGAAGTGAAAGATACTTCTGAATTTTATGCTAATAGTAAATCAAAAGATAAGTTGGCTTCTTGGTGTAATACTTGCACATGTAAGAGAGCTAGAGACTGGCAGAAAGAAAATAGAGAAGAGTGGAATCAGTATAAACGAGAACAGTATGCAGATAATCCACAATATAAACGTGCACATCATGGTAGATCTATAATTAGAAAGATTATAGTTAATCAGGGTAGTCATTATAAGTTTTTGGTAGAGTGTGGTGCAGGTTCAAGAGAAGCGTTTATGGCTCATTTGATTTCAACTATACCTGAAGGATATACCTTAAGTGATTATGGTAGTCGTGACTTTGATGATAAGTTATGTATAGATCATATATTACCATGTTCAAGTTTCGATTTAACTGATTATGAAGAATATAAGAAATGCTTTAATTATAAGAATTTGAGATTAGTTACAAAAATGACTAATGCTAAAAAAAATAAAAAAGTACTTGATTTGTAAAATAGATTATACTATATTTAGTAGTAAGTAGTTTGCTCCCCTTCATGGGGAGTTCCTCTAAACCTAAGAGGCTCCGGTCCAAAAGTATCGGAATATAAATAACCTAAAGGATGATAGTATATTGAGTTTTAGGTAAACAACAAATATACCTTATATTATTAATTAATGTTCGTATGGTGGGGGTTTAACTAGTCTAGTGTTAAACAGGCGTAGGGATGTTTCAATAACAGTTATCTA